AGGTTAGGGTTGAGATGAGCGCAAGGTTTGACAAGATAGAGAGTTTAATCGGGTCGCTATATGATCGCTTAAACGACAAGGCAGACAAATGAATTATGAGCGACATAGACCCAATCATTACGGCAGCTCAACAGGCTACCCAAGGCATAAAGTCTGCCATCAAGTCTGGTCGTGAGATCAGCCAAGCAGTAGAGTCCATCCAGAACTTTGGGGTTGCGGAACTAAAAGCCCGCCAAGCCTATAAGCTAAAGACCAAAACCAAAACTGACGAGATCACGATTATGACCGCGATGGCTGAGTGGAGACGGTTATATCGAATCAAACAAATGGAAGATGAGGTCAAGGAACTACTCTGCCAGCAGTTTGGCGAGGACGAGGGCCGTATACAGTTTGGCAAGGTTTTAGACCTAAAAGAGAAGATGCAAAACGAGGCCAGAACCAATAAGCAAGAGCTGACCGATGACTTGAAACGCTGGCGGTCAGTCCAAGTCTACGCGGTAGGCATGGCTACTCTATTAGTCACCCTGTACTACATCTACAAGGGCCACCTGTGAGCGAGCGCCAAGACACGCTAACCAAGGTCTTGGCCTATGTGGATAGTCCGTTTAAGCTATTCGCGCTGATCCTGATGGCGATCCTAGCCTTTGCTGGGTACATTGTTTACGACCATAAAGACCTAATCGTTGGGACTTATAAGGAACACCAGAAGCTACCCCAGATAGCCGAGGGGCGGGTCGATGACGCGGCTACCCATTTATTCAAGCATACCAACGCCCAAGTGGTCGCTATCTTCAAGGTCAACCCTTTAATTGGCTCGCGGGTCTTGTACCGCGCCTACACAAAAGAAGGGCGTGACAAAACTATGGAGGGTTTAGACGTTGGCCTATTTACGAGCAACGCCGGTAATAATAAGGACGTAGTTGCGCTGATGGCTAACGAGATCCCCTGTGGGGAGTACAAAGCAGCTCAGTCCGAGGTGGGACTTTGGTACATCGAAAAGGGCATGACCTTTGGGTGCAGGGTGAGCGTCCCCCCAGACCATAGCCGGTTTATAGGCCAAATTACCGTGGGCTGGGCTACACCGCCAGCCAATCTAGACCAAGCAAAAACCATGTTGCAGATTGCCTCAACCATCCTAGCAAAGGAGAAAAAATGATTGGCTTAGATACCATCCTAAAGATTGGCGAGAAGGTCTTAGACCGTGTTATGCCTGACCCTGCCGCCAAAGCTGAGGCGCAAGCTAAGTTACTAGAACTGGCTCAAAAGGGTGAGCTGGCCCACCTAGAGGCTGACGTTAAAAAGATGGAGATTGAGGCCAAAGACCGGGACTCAGCTCGCGGTCGAGAGGCGGCAATGGCCTCTGCGGATGTCCACCCAATCACCAAGAACATCAACTCAATACTGAGCTTGGGGGTCATTACCCTGTCGTTTATCCTCTTTGCGATCCTAATCTTTATTGAGGTCAAGCCAGCCGCCAAGGACATCTTGATCTACATTTTGGGCGTTTTATCGGCTGCGGTTACCCAGATCCTGTCCTACTACTTTGGGTCTAGCGCCGGTTCCAAGGAAAAGAGTAAACAGTTAGATGAGATTCTGGAAAAGAAATGAACCTATCCGAACACTTTACCTACGAGGAACTGACCCGGTCTGAGACCGCCGAGCGTAACGGCTGGCTGAACATTCCCTCAAATGCGGAGAAAGAGAACCTGATCCGTCTCGCGGAGCTATTGGAGAAGGTCAAGGCTGCGGTCGGGGGAAAGCCCATAATGATCAACTCAGGCTACCGGGGTAAGCAGACCAATGACGCGGTGGGCTCTAAGGACACCTCCCAGCACCGGCTAGGCTGTGCGGCAGACCTACGGGTTCCCGGCATGAAGCCACGGGAGGTCGTAGAGGCCTGTATAGCGGCCTCTGTGCCATTTGACCAGATCATCTTAGAGTTTGACTCATGGACGCACATCAGCGTCCCAAACACCCCGGAAACGTCCCCACGCGGTCAGGCGTTAATCATTGACCGGCAGGGGACTAGGACTTACAGTTAAGACGCTTTCTCTTTGCCCTTACGGGCCTTACGACCCCCTTTTTGGGGGTTCTTTTTTAGTACAGCGGGGCGCACGTTACATCGATAACTACGTCCCTAGTCACCCCTCCAACCGCCCTGCGACCGTAGATCACCACAGCCCTAGTCCTAGCCGCCTGACAGTCCTGAATGGCGTTGGCGGTCTCCAAGCGGGTCATGGCGTGGACTTCCTTATCCACTATGAGCTTCTGAGGCGGTGGGGTAACGCTATAGTCCCCGGGGTTTGTGGTGGCGCACCCTGTCAGGGCTAAAACTATCAGTAGTCTTTTCATCTTTTTTTTCCTTTTGTGAGCAAACAAAACAGACCATTGCAATCATCGCAATCATCCACAGAATAAAAAACCAAATGTCGGCAGCGACTAAGTGAGAAATAAAAGTCATGGTTCACCTACCTCCTTGATGTTGACTATTACTTGTACTGGTTTGGCCTTGTAGTACCAGTACAAGTTCCTAGCCAGCCACTCATTAGCCGCCCGCTGTGTTCTAAATGTCAAGTTCTTAAAGGCTTCTTGTGGCATCGCACCATGTTCTATCTGAACGTAGCGACCTCTTGAATCCTTAAGAGCCCAGCACTTAATCCTGTCCGGCATCTGACTTACCTATTGCGGTTAGGGCTTGCGATAACTGCCAGCGCATATCCAAAATGATCTGCGTAATTTTTTCGTTATCGGCAAACGCCGGGGTTCTGGTCAGACGCTTTAGTTCCGACAGGTTTAGGTCGAGCTTAATGATCATTGACGAAATATCTTCCATAAGTCCCCCTAAAAAGGAATGTCGCTATCTAAATCTTCAATCTTTTCCTCGCGCACCTTGTCTCGCGGGGCTCCAGCGAACTCCAGCTCATTTAACCGCGCTCTGAGCGAAGTACCGGTAGTTCCATCCTTGCGCTTGTATTCCTCCAAATGAGGCTCAGATAAGGTCACAAAGAGGCTCTGGCCCTTGATTAGGTGAGATTGGAGCTTCTCCACGCGGTCACCCCACATGGTCGCGGAGATCCATTGCGTAGGGCGCTTGCCGTCCGCACCCTTTTTCCCATAGTCCATAGCCAGCGATAGATCCATCACAGGTTTTCCATCACCGGTATAACGAATTGCTGGGTCTTTGCCAATACGAGCTAATCCAATTAGTAACATTTTTAATCCTTATCAAAATAAACTGCTTTGTTGTTATAGAAATCAAAGAGGGCATCACACTCAGCCAAGAACTGCTCGGCTGCGTCCTCGACCACCTTGATCTCCTCCGAAGTGGGTTTGAACTTCTTGATGAACAAGTCTTTACCCTCACCCATGCGCGGGTCGTAGGACACAAACCAGACCGCCTTACCCGTGACCGCCGCTTGCAAAGTCATCTGAGGTTTATATTCCGCAGGGACTTCTTGGTTGGCTATGTACTTCATGTGGGTCTTAGTCTTGGGACACTTGACCTCAATCAAGCATCCGTCAGACACGAAGCCGTCAGGTGAACAGCCCAGAAAGGGTACGCGCGGATGGTCAATGAACCGAGTATCGGTAACTATCAGGCCGGTCACAGACTCAAACCTTTCCTTGGCTGCGGCTTCTTGTTCCACGCCCCATTGCATATCTGAGGTGGTGTACTTATCCGCAAAGGTATTGGTGATCCGTTCCGCGACAATCTCATAGCGTAGGTTCTCGCGTTCTGTGGATTCCTTGCCAGACTTTAGGAAGTTCATAGCCGCCGCCATCCGAGAAGCGGTGAGCTTGCCCAGCCGGTCGTTCCACCAGTTGCCGTCTAGTTGAAATGGGTTGGCCTCACGCATTTTTAGCCCCCTTTAGTTCTTGACCCTTATGCGCGGCCTCAGTCCTGACAAGCTCACGTTCCTCTGGGCTCAGAGCTTTCCAAAAGACCGAGAGGATCTCAGGGCTCGATGCCTCATTGATCAGCTTGACCAGTTCCTCTTTAGACTTGGTCGCACGTTTCTTAGGCGTGGCTTGCTGGTGGATAGCGTTTTGCACCTCATTCGCGGAACCGAACTCCATGCCACCCCAGCCCGCAGCCGCCAAGCATCGACCGATTGCGCTGGTCTCTGCGTTTTCTAAAGCGGATGTTGAGTTGATTTGGCTAGAGGCTCTGAACTCCTCTGCGTGACCCGTAGCGATGCACTTGCCCAAGTCTGTGTAGATCCGGGCTTGCATGATCACCACGGTATCGTCTGCCTTGATTATTTCGGTAGACAGTTCCCAATCCGGGTGAGCCTCGCGGAACTTCTGAACTCGCAACGCTACGGTTTGGTATTCCTTGCCTTTGATATTAACTATGCCTGTGTTCAAGTTATTCTCCTTAGATAAACATTGCAAGTATTGCTACTAGCGCAAATAGAGCGCCACCTATTAAATCACCAAATTCTTCTTTAGTCATTTGGTTCCCGCCTTAATCAAAATATATTCTGCGTAACGGGTTTTATCTTTCTGAAGCATTACGGTGTTGATCAACCAGCCCTCATTACGCAAGTTAAAAATAATGTCGGCTAGGCGTGTAGCGCGGTACAACATAATCGCCTCCCAGCTTGTTATTTTTTTCTTGGTAACTAAGTGGTGCGCTACTTTGTCAATTTTAGTGCTTGGTGCTTTGCTCATCGTACTTTCTCCTTAGATTATCAAACTCAGTTGCCAGCTCAATTAAGCGGGCTCTAGACTTCTCAAACGACTCCGGGTCACGCATAAAACTTAAATCACGAACTGCTTGGGCTACACCGAGACACTTGTAAGCAATCAGGTCTAGGTGCTGGATAGTTATCTTTTCCTCTTGCTCTTGCTGCTCAAGTTCTTGCTGGTGGTGTTCTGCGTCAGTCATTTTGTTGCCTCACAGTCTTGGTGGTCGGTGATAAAACGCTCAAGGCAGTCATGGTCAGACGTAAAGATGCGACCCTTGCAATGAACGCATTGGTGGTAATAGCCTTGGGGTGTTGTAACTCTGAGAACGTGGTCAACTGGATCGTCTCTGTATATTGACCAAGCGGGTGATGTTGTCATTTATTCTCTCCGAAGGTGGGGGCCGAAGCCCCCGGTTAATTATGCTTTACTGCAAAATTTTGTGTTGGCAACCCATTTGCCGCCAACTAATTTGTTGTTTGCGCCAACTTCACGCAAGACAGGAGAAACTTCACCGTTTGAATCGGTATGAGAACCGACAACAACTGCAACGGTATTAAAGTTGCGAACATAATGTCCGATGGAAACAAAAGAACCGCAGGGTAGTTGGAAAACGTCTTGAAACATGGTGAAGCTCCTTTAGAGATCCGGTCTGAGCGTTGACCGTGATATGAATAGTAAACTGTTTACTGCCCATGTCAACACCCTTTATCAATTATTTTGATATTCCCCTACAATTTGTGGGGTTATTGACTTCAGGGCTAAACAGGATATAAAATTGAGCCGTCAGCGGAGTGGCATCCGTTGAAACCAAAAGTCAGGACATACAGATGCAGCCCGCATAAGTCTAGGGCGTGTGTAGCGTTAAAACCGATGAGTTCGGCTTACTGTATGTCTGCTCTCATTGGTTTCAATGGCTGCTCATGCCAAGAGCCACGCTCTAGTCTTATGCGGGCTTTTTATTTGGTAGCTGACTGCGCGAAACGCCAGCAAATGGAAAAGGCGGGGATGGGATAGAGGCCGTGGAATAAGTAGCCACGGAGCCGGGGTCGACACCCGCTATATCCGTCTAGTAGTGGGCATGGCTACCTAGAGTACCGTTGTTACGGGATACATCTCCATGTAAGGCTGGCAAAAACCTGTTTTTGCTAGTTGGTCGTTCTTTGGTCTTGAGGTGCTTGCAAACAGTTTATAAAACATATAATCTTGCAAAACAGAACTTATCAAGGTGAATAATGAACCGCGAAGATATAGAGAACTTGGCCTTGGGCGTAGGAATGATCCGCACCCAAGGAGACCTGATTAAACCCCTGTGGACGGCCTCAGATGCCCAGATAGCCAAACTGGTCGAGACTGTGGTCAAGGAAGTTAAACAGAACGCCTCTGAGTACGTTGTCCGGGCCATTAAGAAGGCTGTCGAGTACGAGAGAGCCGAGTGCGCCAAACTTGCGAGCTATGTCAGCAAGGAAGCTGCCAAGTCCATCCGGGAGCGTGAGAATGACTGACTTTGAGACCTTTTGGAAGGCTTACCCCAAGAAGGTAGCCAAGGGTGACGCGAGGAAGGCTTGGAAGCAGACCGACCAGATCCGTCCAAAGTTAGCCGAGCTACTAGAGGCCATCGAAGCCCAATGCCGGTCAGACCAATGGCGTAAGAACGATGGTCAGTTCATCCCCTACCCTGCGACATGGTTGCGTCAAGAGAGGTGGTCCTC